TTTTAGTGGGAATGAAGTAACTGCCGACGAGGCGCAAGCCCTAATGGATAGTGGGTTTACTGTAGCTCAACTAGCTGACCAGTTTAATGTAAGCGAAGAAAGCTTGCAGGAAGCTTTGGACTACCATACTAGCGGGCAATACGGGCTTAACACATTTGTGGCAGGTCTTCCTGACAAATTAAACGTAGACGCAGGTAAAGCTATCCTTGATAGTGGATACACAGCAGCCCAACTAGCTCCGCTTTTAGGGGTTGAGGAAGCCGCACTTACTGAGTTCTTAACTCAAGTACAAACACAAATTGACAGCGAAGAAACAACAGAGCTAGCTAGCGGCGGCTACCTTAACTACGCTCAAGGCGGTATGGCACAAGGTCAAGGTTACTATTTAGGCGGCCCTACAGATGGTATGGCGGATGATGTACCTGCTACAATAGACGGCAGAGAACCCGCTAGACTTAGTGACGGTGAATTTGTTATTCCTGCTGATGTGGTAAGCCACTTAGGTAACGGTAACTCCGAGGCCGGAGCGCAAGAATTATATGGAATGATGGACAGGGTGCGTACAGACCGCACTGGTAACCCCCAACAAGGGCGTCAAATCGACCCCAATCAATACTTAGCGTAAGGTAGAACGACATGAAAAGGTATCAAACAGGTGGTACAGCAACCTCCGGTATGTTAGGGCAGTCGTCCTCACTATCTCCTTGGGCGGGTGGGTATGTTACTGACATGCTTGGAAAAGGTATGGCACTCGCCGAAATGCCGTACCAGCAGTATGGGGGACCTCTTACTGCGGGAGCATCTGACCTACAAAATCAAGCATTCCAAGGACTTGCTAACCTAACAGTTCCTACCACGCAGATGGGTGGGTTTACTCCTACTAGTTTTAATTCGGGCACAACGGCTCAGGACTTTATGAGTCCCTATATAAATGCCGCACTAGAACCGCAAATGGCCGAAGCGCAGCGCCAAGCAGAAATACTGCGGGTGCAAAATGCAGGTAGGCTAGGCAAAGCAGGTGCGTTTGGTGGGTCACGTCAAGCTATTATGGAGTCCGAAGGGCAGCGAAACCTGACGCGAAACCTCGCAGATATATACGGCACAGGCATGCAGACAGCCTACACCCAAGGTATGAACCAGTTTAACACCGAGCAAGATCGCGCTCGCCAAGCTCAAGAAATGACTAACAGATACGGCTTCGATGTTGCTAAGTCTCTTCAAGATGCAGGGGCTACTCAACGGGGTATCGAGCAGCAAGGTATTACAGCGGACATCGCGCAGTTTACAGAAGAGCGGGACTACCCGTATAAACAAATTCAGTATGCTCAATCGCTGCTACAGGGTCTTCCTATTTCGACTCAAGACTACCAATATGCAGAACCCAGCACGCTATCTAATGTTATGAGCGGGGCAGGCGGTATTTTGGGGCTTTTGGAATCTTTATCTAAGTTGGGTAAACAGTAATGGCTAATATAGACTCGCAAATCAACGATAGAATGCAGATGTATTCTGGTAACCCCCAAGCACTACAACAACGCTATGCTCAGACCCAAGAGCTAGTGGACTTGCTTGCGTTGCAGAAAATGAAAAACGACCGAGCTGCTGCTACTAGTGCAGTGCAGGGCGCGATGCAGACCGACACTAGTACCTACAAAGGTCAGTTAGAGCAAGAAGCTATGCAAGGTGCACGTAGTGATGTCATGCGTAGCATGGGTCCGGGCATACAACAGCAAGGGCAACGAATGGCCCAAATGCAAAACCGCGCGGCTGTGGGTATGCCAACAACAGGACTACCTGCACAACCTGCTCCTAATATGCGGGGTATGGCTATGGGCGGTATTGTTGGGTACGCCCAAGGCGGACAACCTATGATGGGACCTCCCGAGCCTAATCTTTATCAACGCATGGGCCAAGGACTTAAGAACTACGGCGCTAATGCCCAAGAGAGTATGGGTATACTAAAAGCGGCTAAAGCCGGAATCGGCGTGCCCTACGAAGAAAGATCAGCGGTAATGAAGCAGGTGCGTGATGAGATAGAAGCGCAGAACCAAAACAGAGACCCTAACTTTATAGAGCGTATGGGTCAGAAGCTTATGGACACAGGGCTTAACGTAGAAGAAAGCAAGTCCATCCTTAAGAAGTTCTACAACAACATGGGTAAAACCTACGAAGAGATGGCTAACCCCGGTATGGCTATGGGCGGCGCAATTAGGGGGTATGCAGGTGGAGGAGAGATCAGGGCTTACTTGTCTTCTATAGGCCGAGACATCGCAGACTTTAGTCAGGAACAGATAGCCGCTATAAGCCAGATGCTAGACAGCCAAGTTGCGCGTGGGCAAAACGATACCCTACGTGGAGTAGGCCGTGGTGCTATAGATGTACTGCGAGACAGAATGCCGTCGGGGGCTACTAGTGACGCTGCTAGAGATTTTAATCGTGAAACTATGCAGGCTCGTAACGAGAGAGACAGGAGTCCTTCACTTACAGACCAGTTAAATGCAGCGCAGCGTGCTATAAACGCCGAGAACAGCGCGAGTATGCAAGATGTAATGACTAGCCCAGATAACAACATGGGTATCGCTAACATACTGGGCGGCATAAGAGACTTTTCCGCAGAACGCGACCCAAGAAAGTCCAAGATGGGCCGGACTATATATGACCAAGCCAAAAAAGATCTTGGTAACCTTGGTTCTATGTCAGATTTCGCAGAAGGCTTAGGGCTAAACAACCTTAATGACATGGTTAACAGAGGCGTACAATCTGTTAGAGACAGTGACTTCTTTAGCGGGGTTCCGTCTTTAGAAGAGTTATATCCTGCGTTGCCGGAAGATTCGCGGGGGTTATACAGAGTAGGTAGAGGGATAAACGCGGCTGCTATGACTATACCCAAAGTAGTAAGTGGTTTCTTACAGCCCGAGCGAGGTATGACGTTTGCAGACGTAGCGCCAATGGCGCAAGACCTTGGTCGCGGTATACTCGGTGTTGAGCAAGGAACAAGAACTCCAACCGAAGTAGAGCAAGACCAAGCGAAAGGCAAAGAAACGGCATCCGCAGGTGGGGGAGATATAGTAGAAGCAGTTACCACTCCTACAAGTACCACTCCTACAAGTACCGTTGCTGAGCGTAGGCTAAATAGTATGGCTGGCATAGATGACCAAGCTTTGGCTACAGCGTTACGTGCTGCTATGCAAACCGCCGAAGAGAAAGGAGTTGCGGGAGAAAAGCCTAAAAGCGAATTAGACTTACGTCCGTTACGTGAGTTCTTAGTAGGTGGTGCGGGGCAAACAAGCACTGCGGGCGCATTGGCCGGTGGAGCTAGAGGCTTGGGTGCATTCCAAGCTGCGGAACAAGGCCGTTTAGATAAGATTGCACAAGCCGGCGCCGATCGAAAGATGCGCCAAGATTTACTCAGAGAAGAGTACGGGTTTAGAGATAAAGAACTTCGTAGTAAACTGCTGTCAGAATCTATGGCAGGCGAGCGCGAGGCGGACCGTGAACTGCTAGAAAAAATAATGACGAGCATAGAAAGCGATCCAGAATTTTTGCGCGCGGCAGAAGAATTTAAAGATACTTATGATGTATTCTTTGGTAGCTACGACAAAGACAAGTATGCCGAAGCCCTCGCTAAGAAACGCCAAGAGCTGATAGAGAAAAGATTTAACGAAACTAAGGCCCAACTGGCGGGTGTTCTAGGAGGCTCAAGCGCGTCTAGTGCTATGGACGACTTAGCTAAATACGGCAATTAAACTTCTAGGTAGCAGACATGGCTGAATTAAGTAGCGTCCTCAATGCAATCCGTAACGCAGAGGCAGCAGGGGATACGCCCGCCGTATTAAGACTAACCCAGCTAGCTAGAGATATATCCGCGCAAGATAGGGCACAACAAGCTCCTAGAGAGGTGGATTACCCCGAAGAAAATAGACGCTTAAGTGGGTATTTAGGCACTATACCGAGGGGTATTGCTGCGGGTATAGCAGGGCTTGGTGAGTCTGCTTTGCTTGGTGCGTCTAATCTTTTGCCCGAAGAGCAAGAACTAGCTGCGCGTGAAGCTATAGCCCGTGGTGGGGCGGCTGTACAAGAAGCCATAGGGCCGAAAGAGCTGTACCGTGACACCTTAGTCTCTAAACTTAGTCAGGGTCTTGGTTCTACTGTACCTTTCCTTGCTGCGGCTCCGTTCGGTGTTCCGGGTCTTATTGCTGCGGGCGCTACTGGTGTAGCTGCGGGTTCTGGTGAAGCTACTCAACGCGCTATTGCTGCGGGTGCTACTGAAGAAGAGATTGGTGACGCTGCCCTTTTGGGTATCGGTCCGGGCGCACTAGAGATGTTTGCGCCTTTAGCTATAGTAAAACGCTTTGGTACGCTCAAGAAGGCCCTAGGTTCTGGTACTGCTACCGATGTTGTCAGTAGGCTACGTAGAGTAGCGCAATCTGCGGGGGAAGAAGGATTACAGGAAGCTGTTACTGAAGTAGGACAGAACCTAATTGCGCAGGGTGTATACGACCCCAATACAGGTACCTTCTCCGGTACAGGCGAGTCTTTCGGTTTAGGTGCGGGTGTAGGTGGCTTGCTCCAAGGCTTGTTTGAATTAGCGATACGAAGACCGCGTGGCGGTAGTGGGGAACTTTCTGTAGTAGAAAGACAGGCGCTTGGGCTAGACGAAGAAGGTGTGGTGGCTGAAGAAGGCGCGGTGACTGGGGAATTACTGCCTCCAGAACGAGCGTTAGCCGGTCCTCCTGAACCTCAAGAACGAGTTGGGTTACCTGCTCCAAGACCAAGCAGGAAGTGGATCGTAGCGCCAGACGGTATCGCATTCCCAGAAAGATATTTGGACGACTACCGTGCCTACCGTCGTCTGCGCAGCGCAGAGTTAGCTGCGGTTGCCCCAGAAACACGTCAAGCCCGAGAAGCGGAACTAGCAAGAAAGTTCTTAGCGGATAAGGAAGTTGAAGAAGCCACTGCGGTAACAGAGGCGGCACGCTTACGTAGGGAAGCTCCACAGATGGAGTTATTCCCAGACCTGCGCGGTCAAGAAAAGACTAAGGTAACAATAGAAGACCTGACCAAACTAGGTATACCAAAAACTTCTCGCTTTGCTACTACCCTACCGAAACTTGACCTTACTAAGCCGGAAGAAGCCCGCACTGCGGCGGCAGAAATTGTACGGTACGCAAACCTACCCACAACCAAGAAGAACCCTGCCAGAAGAGAGGCGGCGTTCGGTCTGCTAAACCTGCCTGCTATACGGGCCTTGGAAGCTACTGCACCTACACCTACGCCTACCTCAATCGAGGAAGCGTCACGGCAAATGAGTATTCAAGAGCCGATAGCTACTAGCCGTATAGAAGAGCAGCGTGCCCAAGAGGCCGCACGGGTAGCAGCAGAAAGAGACGCGGCGTTCGCCGCCGCCGAAGCAGAGCGAGCAGCCCAAGAAGCAGCTATACCTCAGCAGACTGAAGCTGCATTCGAAGAAGCCCGAGACCGCAGGCGTGAAGAACTACTTGCTGCGGATACGCGTGCGCGCATGGCTACTCCCGAAGCGGAGGCTATTACTAGTCCTGTAGCGTTAGCTTTAGAGCGCGCTAAAACAGTGGGTGGGCAGCGCCTCGGGCAGGCACAATTAGAAATACAAGACAATGTTGCGCTTAGTACAGGCCAGCAAGATAGCTTTAGCCCAGAGGCTGTGGGTACAGTACCTACTCAACAAGGTCCTACTATAGACGAGCAGATAGCCGAAGCGCAGCGTGTGCTTGCTCAGTTAGAAACTCAGAAAGCGGAACAGGGCGAGATGTTCGGTCCTGAAGGTGGTGTACTACGCGGAGCAGATCGGTTTGCTTTTACCCGCGAAGGGGAGGCAGAAGCCGCCGAAGCTAGGGCTATGGAGAAAGAAATCACTACCAAAGCTAGGCGTACTGGTGCGGCTAGAAAAGCTGCGGCAACCAAAGCCGCTAAGAAAGAGGCAGAGGAAAAAGCCGCGAATAAAGCTGCCGAAGAAAAAGCCGCAGCTAAAAGGGCAGCAGCCGCTAAGAAAGCCGCCGAAGAAAAAGCCGCTAAGGCCAAAGAAGCAGAGACCGCTAAAGCCGAAACTGCTGCTCGTTCTGCCGCTGCCGCCGCTGCCGCTCCTGTGGTTGAAGAAACTGTTGTAGAAGATGTTGTAGAAGATGTTGTAGAAGATGTTGTGGAAGAAGGGGTAACTACTCCTGAAGAAGAGGTGGACGCTGCTGAATTCGACGCAGATACGGACGTGGACGCGGAAGCGGCTCGCTTAGAGCTTATTAAAAACGCTAGCCGCAAAGCAAATAACAAAGCTAGCAAGCCTAAGAAAGCCTCCAAGCGCGCGGCCAACGTAGACGAAGATATTAAGAAACTCAAAGCTCTTAAGAAGGGTAACCCCTTCTACGAGTACTTTAACAAAGATAAAGATATAAACAGCGCGCTGTCCAGACTAGCCGCCGACATAGCAGACCGAGGCACAAAAACTGACGCCGCGCGAGCCGCAGAGGCTTGGGTAAACCAGAATTTATCCAATGATAGTAACGTCTACTTCTCAGAGATAGTACGCCTAGAACGCGCGTACATGGGTATGCCTTTACCTACAGCTAGTATGGCACAAACTTCGGCACCATTGTCTAGCGATGTAATTGCCAAGTTAGAAGCTGGAGACTTGCGTGGGGCTATAGACGAACTGGCAAAGAGTAAAGACAACAACGTCAAGCGCGTTGCGTCCGCCATTTCAAAAGGCTTGGGCAACACTAAAATCGTCATGGCTAGCAATGTAGTCAGCGAATCCGGTGAGCCGGTTGCAGGTTTGTACGACCCTAAGACAGACACTATTACGCTAAACCAAGACGTTGATCTGTCTAACCACGTCCTACTCCATGAGGCTATGCACGCTGTAACCTCTCACGAGATTGCTAAAAATACTCCTGCTGCCAAACAGATGAGGGCTTTGTTTGAGTCTATACGTGAAGGTCTGGATACTGCATACGGCGCTACTAACTTAGATGAATTTGTTGCTGAAGCGTTCAGTAACCCAGACTTCCAGTCCAAGCTGGCGGGTATAACCGCCAAGGGCGAGCGAATTACTTTGGGGGAAAAGTTCAAAAACATAGTCCTGAATATATTACGCCGATTCCGTGGGCAGCCTAGCAAGAAAATCGAGTCCGCTATGGACAAGGTGGACATGTTAGTAACCGACCTGATCTCTCCGGCTCCTGAGTACCGCGATGCAACGGCATTACCACTAGCTGCGGCGAAGGGTGCGGAAAGGAAAGTCATAGACAGCTTAGGTAAGTTTGTTAACGACAACGTATCTTCTCAGGACATAGCCGCTGTGTCTGGCTTTATGCGGGATACGGGGCGCTCCGCGCGCAAGACCTTACTGGATATGCTCCCGCTTACTGCTATAGCCGACATAGTAGAGAAAGACATGCCCGCTATTAGTAAGTTAGGTAAGCAGTTGGTTAACACGATACAGGATAAGGCTGGTGCGCGGCAGCGGTACCTACGCAAGACTAGTGACACGGCAGCAGAACTTACTAAAGCGTTTAAGGGTAAGGCTGAGCAGAAGAAGATTTTTGACGATGTGGTAGCAGCCAGTACTGTATCTAGGGTAGACCCGTCTAAACCGCGCTCATATTACAAAGATAAGGGTGCGGGCAAGTTAGAAGAGTATGGCCGGTTACAGAAGGAGTACTGGAGCAAGCTAGATGCCGACAGCCGTAAGGCGTACTCCACGCTGCGTGATGCCTACGCGGAAATGTACGAAGAGCTTAAGAATACTCTGTCCGCTAGAATCGACGCTATCGAGAAAGACCCCAAGCTTAATAAGCAGATCAAGGACCGCTTACTGCAAGAGATACTGGGTAAAGAAGCTATTGAGCCTTACTTCCCACTCTACCGCAAGGGCGACTACTGGCTACAGTACAACGCGGTAAACCCAGAAACAGGCAACATAGAGCCGTACAAGGAAGCGTTTGAGACCCAAGCCCAAAGAGAAAAGGCAAAGGATCAAATCTTAAACGACCCAGAAATACTTAAGGCGTTGCGCGACCCTAAAGTAAACAAATCTGGTGCCGCCCCAGAAACGCTGTTCGACTTTTCTGAGTACGACCGTATAGACGAAGCCAAGAAGCTACGGCAGGGTAACATAGACACTGCGTTTGCCTTTAAGCTATTGGGTGAAATACGCAGACCGCGCAAAGACGATAAGACCGGTGAGCCTATAAAGCTAGATAAGCAAACCGAGAAGATGGTCATGGAGATGTTGTTAGATGCCATGCCAGAGCGCGGACTAGCTAGGGCGTTACAGAAACGTGAGGGCATACTGGGTTTTGAAAGAGACTCTATTAAAGTCTTCCGAGAGCGCATGCCAAATATTGTTACTCAGACTGTAAACTTACAGTACGAAACGGAGTTAGCTAAACTAAACGCGGAGCTAAACGACGCAAGGGGTGAGGCCATAAACGAGCCGGGCCTTACGCTAAAGGATAAGCAGAACATAACGCAGACTGTGGGCCACTTCCAAGAGTACATAGAGTTTGCTAAGCACCCGCAGCTAGATACGTGGAGTCGTGCACTTAAGTCTGCGGGCTTTGGTATGACCCTAGGCTTTAACGTGTCTTCCGTACTGGTCAACTGGACTAACTTACCGGTTGTTGTACTGCCATACCTAGGCGGCAAGTACGGATTTAAGGATGCTAATAGGGCGCTCTTCGATGCGCATAAGCGGTTTATGTCTACACCTAAGAGCCGCACTATGACAGGCTTTGGGGATACTGTATTCGGTACGGCCGCAGAAGGTCCGTCGCTTACCAACGTGAATTATGACGACCCGACCACCCCTCCAGAGCTAGCGCGGTATAAGGTCTTGTCTGAACTTTTGGACAGGCGCGGTCAGGCTAACACGACTATGACTTCAGACGCGCTAGATATGGAGAATCCTGCTAGCAGCACGTGGACTAAGATAAACGCTATGATGGGCTACATGTTCCACCAAGGCGAACGACTAAACCGTCAAGTAAGTGCTATGGCTACGTTCGATTTAGAAATGGCTAAGATAGCGAAAGATAAGCATGGCGGGGATGTTACTAAGTTAACAGATGCAGAGTTGCAGGCTGCGGCACAAGAAGCACTGGACGCTACCGAACTTACTAACAGTGGCGCACTTACAGAAACAGCTCCTCGTTTCGCACAGAGTAATCTGGGCAGTGTTATCTTTATGTACAAGCGCTTCGGCGTGTCGATGCTTTACTTGCAAGCCCGTATGGCGAAGCAAGCAGTCTCTAAGATGTCCACGGACGAAGAGAAAATCATCGCTAAGAAACAACTGGCCGGGCTGTTCGCTACTTCTGGACTACTTGCGGGCGTGCAGGGCTTACCGTTATACGGCGTCGTCTCGTTCATTATGAACACTGTATTCCTCGATGATGAGGATGAAGACTTCGATACTATAGCTTCTACGTTCTTCGGTGAGGGTATGTACTCCGGCGCTATTAACGCGATAACCGGCGCAGATGTGGCCCCACGTATTGGTATGACTAACTTGGTATTCCGTAGTCTACCTAATAAAGAAGAAGATAGTCTGGTACTGCAAGGTCTTGAGCTAGTAGCCGGTCCTGTATACGGTGTTGCGAACCGCGCACTGAGTGGTATTGGACTGCTAAGCGAAGGGGAAGTCTGGCGGGGTTTTGAGAAGATGGTACCTAGCGCGGCTAGTAACGTAATGAAGTCGGTTAGATACGGTACTGATGGTGTTACTACACTGCGGGGCGACCCTATTGTGGAAGATATTGGTCCTCTGGCTATTGGTGCTCAGGCTATCGGTCTGGCCCCTGCAAGCTACACGCAGATGCTGGAAAGAAACGCAGTAGATAAACGTATTGACAGGAATGTTAACGCCCGTCGTACTAAGCTCCTACGTGAGTACTACCTAGCCAAACGCAGCAATGACTTTGGGGCTATACAGGACATAAGTGAGGAAATGAGGGAGTTCAATCAGGACAACCCAGACTTCCCGATCACACCGGATACTATAGACCGCTCGCTAAAGCAGCACGAAAGAACTAGTGACGTTACTAAGCAGTTCGGTGGGGTTACGATTAGCCCTAGACGTAGAGAATCTGTGTTGCGCGATAGAGCAGAAGCGGCTGGAGAAGAGTACTAAAAAAAGCCCCCGAGTAGGGGGCTAAGTTCTCGACTAAGAGAATGATGAACCTTTAGTTTATCATACGACGCGCCAAATCCGTACTCCGTACTTGTCCGCTTCGATTACTACCCTGTGTTCTATTTGCTCTGGGTTTAGTTTTGCTATCTTTCTTAACTGCCTTATGGCTTTCTTAGTGTCTATACACGGTATAAACATAGACGTACCCACGGTAAAGCGCTCTAAGTCTATCTCGAACGCCACACCGTCTGGGTTTATCTTTTTCCTCTTAGGGCTTAGGCTCATATAAGGATTCTACTTTTTCAGGTATGTCTAGCTCTTCCTCGTCTACATCCCCTGCGTCGAAGCTAAGACTTAACACATACACACTACCAATGTTTACCGTAGTACCTTTCCCTAAGTGGACTTTCTTCTTTTCCCCCCGCATATGTTTCTCTATTTCTTCAGCAACTTCTGCGTAGTTAATCCCGGGTTTCTTTTCAATCCACGCTTTAAACGGTTTTATGAGAAGATACAACTGCTTTACATCGTACTCGTACCTACCTACCCAAGCATAGTGGGGTAGCTTTTCGGGGTTAACCAACGTTTCAATTAGCCCAGACTCGTCCTTACTTCTACCGTCTTGCGTACTCTTGATGCGGATTATCTGCCCCTGCTTTTCGAAGTAGTAGTTCCTAATCAAGTCGCCTATGTTTATACCTAGCGCGCTGTCTACAGCCTTCATGTGTCCTAAGCGCGATAGACTCCACTCGAATAGCTTGTCTACGTCTATGTTCCACAGACCACAACGCTTCATTAGAATCGCTCCGGCAATAGTACAGGCAGTAGCCGCCGACCAGTTTCGGTTTTGGTCGTTAAGGTTTGCACGAGCTATAACTAACTTACGTAAGCTAAATACTAAGTCCTGCGCTTTAGTTATATCACGTAAAATCTCTTGTACTACTTTCTCTCCTGCAAGCCCGTGGTTCTTCGTTAACGCCATGTTTAACGCAAAGGTTTCTTCTTCAGGTATATCTAGCTTCTCCAAACGAGTTTCTATAACACGCTGAATTTCGCCCTTCGGTATTTCCTTAGCTCTTGCAAGACCGTCTATAAAGCTAGCGTTACCATTACTACCTAACATTAAAGACCAAGCCTTACCCTGATAGCGTTCTTTGTTATGGCCCCCGTTAGTCATACGAGTTTTTTGTTTACCACTCGTAACCGCGTAGGCTATGTCACTAATATCGTTACCTTCCATATTAGTAGCTTCGTCTATGTAGATGGGTAGATTCTTCATGGCCTCCGCCCTGTTCCATATAGAGTTAGCAGTAGATTGCCCATTCATTATGTATTCCTCCGGATTAGCCCATATAGACGCGCCTACTATCATGCCGGTAGATTTGCCGTACCCAGAACCAGTACTGTATACGTGGTTAATACACCCCCGTATGTTCGGTACGAAATTCATTAGTATAGAGCCTATAGAAGTAGCTACCATAAACTGGTGAGGCTCCATGCCGTCCTTCTCGTAGAACTTCATAGCTTCTGCCCAAGCTTCTAGCGTGCCCCGTCTCTTAAACATAGGTATATACTGTGCGGTAAAACTTGAAGCGGGATTTTCTTCCACACGGTCCGCAAATATTTCTCTGTCGCCAAGGACGAAGGACTGCATGTTTTCAGTCCAACCAAATTGAGTTTTAGCTTCCACGGGACTCTTGCTGCTTTGTAGCTCTTTAACCCAAGCTTGAATGTAGTTCATCATGTTGTCCGGTCTTATTAAGTGTATGTCGTTCTCACCTAAAACTTTACGGCACTCGTCTTTTGAAGTTAAGGCAGTTCCTTTCGCAACAAAAGTTACTATACCTTCTAGTTTGGTATGGTGTTTAAATTCAAAACAAGGCCCGTCAATGGGGTCCTGTATCCTTTTAGTTAAGTACAAATCCCTATCGTATACAGCAACTTCATCCATCTCTTTTGTATCTTTGTTAAAGCTGCGTACGTACACGCCCCCATACGCTCCCCTAAAGTAAGGTTTTGGGTATGCGGGTATCTCGTAGTCTATAGTGGCTACCGGATTGAACTCTTCTTCGTTGTTATCAAACAACCCCGAATCCGCAGGCACAGTGGCAGACGGGTCGGGTATTTGTATTATGTTATCTTCTTCTGTAGCTTCTTTTATTTCGTAAGATAGGTTTATCGGGCTTTTAATCTTGCCTCGTAGTGGGCAGCCGTCACATCCTTTGGGATTGTCCCCCTCAAACGTAGTACATAAATGCGGTGAGTGTAACGAGTCAGCCACCTTCTCCGTCTCTGCATGCGAGTAGCCTTTGTACCCCTGTGATACTACGTGGATAGCTTCCGGTTCTTCGCAGTGTTTAGCTACAGATAGTACGTGCGTCCAATCGTTATATGATAGAGCATCAGGTTCGAACAAAGCCCTACGTATCTGGGCGCAGCCTTTACCTTCAGCGTCTTTTATAAGTATGTTAGAGAACTTCTTGACGAGGTTGTTGCCTGTCAGGTTCTTAGCATTCTCTCTGTCCGCATCGGTGTAGTCCCTTTCTTGCATCACTGGCATCAAGTCTGGGTAGGGTAGTAGCTTGGCAAACTCTTCCAAAATTATAGTAGGGTTTACCTGCCCTAGTACTTTAACATCGGCAGGGGTTTCAAACTTAAAGTTACGGCTGTTAGGTAATCGTAATATTCTTGCAGCGTCAGCCGTTACTGCGGGGTCTATCTCAAAGCCATTATCCAAACAAGTTTTCTTAAGTCTGGTAGCCACGGGCAGCCACTCTTGTCTAGTACACGGCTTATCAAAAGCCCAGTACGCGTGCAGCCCACCGCCAGAGTCGACGGTAATAGTTGGTTTAGGTAGAGAGAACTGCTTACAGAATCCCTGCAAAGCACGTAAGCCGCTAGATTTATCTGGGTATGGCTTTCCCTTCCCGCAGTCTATATCGAGAAAGAAAGAACGCATCTGCTTAACATTTTCTGCTTGTCTGTTGTTCTCCTCTATGAAAGTGCCAAGCGCATAGTATGCGTCGTAGCCTTCAAAATCGAGGTTCAGTGCTGTGTCGATTATAGAGTCTATTGAACTGTAAAACTTTGACTTATGCTTACCGTCTTTAAGCCGTATACCGTACGCGCAATAGTACCCTTCCTCCCCTAGCACCGTACTTAGAAACTCCTTCGTGTTCATCATCACATCTCTTAGTACTTTTTTGGAGGGTCAAGGGTTCCCTAGAGAACCCTAGCCCGTTTGTTTTAGTGCGTCTAACTTAGGGGTTTAATCGTCCCATTCTTCTAGGAGATTAGAGAGGTCTTCGTCTTCTTTAGGCTTCTCAGCTTTCTTCTTAGAGACCTTAACTGTAGGCTCTTCGATTACTTCTTCCGCTGCTACTGGGGCAGCTACAGCTTCAGCTTCTGGAAACAAAGGCGGGAGTGCCTTCGGCTCTTCTACTGCGGGGCCATCTTCTTCAGACTTCTTGCTTACAGTAAGAGTAAGCATCTTAGTTACTTCTTCTGTCTTCTGTAGGTCGATAGCCATTAACAGCTCTTCTTCTTCCAGAGGACGTAGCGGCTTGAAGCACAGCTTAGGAGTAGACGCATCAGTATCGAAACGTATTTCTGTAAGCACTGAAGCTACCGGGGACTTGTGACTATCTAACAATCTAGCGTAGGCTTGCATAGCCATCTTGTCCTGCTTATCGCCGAACACACTAGTGGCGGGCAGAGATAGTTGATACACGTCACTCGATACTACTTTACCGTTCTCGTCTGCTAGCAGTAAAGCTACACGCTGTTGGAATCTACAGGCGCGGCTTTCGCCTTGTCCAGAACCTTTAATATTCTGAGCGCAGTCTCCACACTTGTTAGCTTGTCTATCGCTAGCTACAACATCGTCAGAAGGAAAGCCTTTGCTAGTATCCGCAGACCAACATACTGGAGGGTTAGCCTCTCCCGCAGTGTACGTACCTTTGTAGTACATCCTTGAAATCGGTGCAGCTTTGATGATAACTGCTCTGATAGTTCGGCTTTCTAGTTCAGCTACTTCTTTCCCGTTTACTATCTTACGGAATACACCACCACGAATACTAAGCCTGTGGTTGTTAGAGTACTCGCCGCCTGTTAGGTTTTTCTCTGGCGCTAACTGCGCCAAAAGGTCTTTATATGCGGCAGGCATGTTTTCGAATAATTGTACGTTGCTCATCATTTACTCCTAAAAGTCTTCGTTTTCATCTAAGTCTAAGCCCAATTCTTCTTCTAGGCTCACTGGGTTTTTGTTAGTTACACCAATCGTGACAGTACCTACAGTTGCTACAGCGGCATCTAGCCTAGCTTCTGGCGGCTCGTCTTGCGTCAACGACTCCAAAACCTTTGGGACATTAAACCGATAGGTGTTAGCTACTTTTATATAGGTATCTCGTGGGATAAACCCTTGGCGTACCCATGTTCGTACAGTGTTTGTTTTAACTGATAGCTTTTCTGCTAATACGTCTATTGGGACGTAGGTTTCAACGCTGCTCACTTTTTGCTCCTTCTTACTGTTATTGTGAACTCCCTATCCGTGTTAAGGCCGGGAGGGTGTAGGTCTGGATTCTCTTCTAAAAACTGCTTCATGTTCCCTTGGTGAATCCGTTTTTCTAGCAAGTCTACTGCGTCGTTCTGTACCATAAACTTGTTCATAGAATCCCAATCGCTAGTCCAGTACTTAGTTCTCACTGACCTATAGAACGAACCTAGCTCTGTTTTTCCAGACTCAAGCCCAGTAGCTTTGCAATGCTCTAGTAGAGCGGTCTTTACTTTCTCTAACTTCTCTTCTAAGTCTTGCTCTTGCTTCTTCATCTCGGTAACGATCTGCAACTTCTTGTCTCGTATCTTTATGTATACCCCGACAAGTTTATTCAACCGTGTTTGGTCTATATCTTCTTCGCCCATTTAATTGTCCTCTTTAAGCTGTTTTAGTTTTGTCTAGCGAAGTGCAGTGTATTCTAGGTTATTTTATTTATCAAGTACCTCTCGGTACAAATCTATCATTTTTGTGTGGACATTTATTTTTTGATCTAACAGTTTATAAACATGTTTCTCTACAGCAGAACCTTGCAGTTGCACTACGGTGCTAGGATGTTTTTGTCCTGACCGATGTACTCTAGCGTTTGCTTGCGCGTACGTTTCTAACGAGGGCACAGGTCCCCACCATACGATAGTGTTAGCTGCGGTTAGAGTGACGCCGTGCGCCGCCGCTTGCGGTTGAATAATTAGTACTCGGGGGTTGTCGGTTTCTTGAAACTCTTTGAATATAGCAGTACGCTTATTAGCGGACACGTCCCCGTTTATTATCGCGTTGGTTATGCCATCTTTGTTTAGTTTCTCAGCGAGTATTCCTATGACGTGCTTGAACGGCACGAACACTAAAACTTTTTGACTGGACTCGGCGATTACTTCGGATAGTACCTTGTAGCGATTCTTTACGTCAAACTCTACTGTCTCCCCACTGTCGGAGTAAACCGCCCCGCAAGATATTTGTAAGAGTTTGTTCATGTTAACAGCCGCGTTAGCAGCCGATATAGATTCCCCCGCAGCTACGGCTAGCATTTGTTTACGCAGTATTTCGTAAAACTTCTTTTGTTGCGCTGTAAGTTCTACTTCACGTTTAACATAAGTCATCTCAGGTAGGTCTAAACATTGCTCTTTAGTAAAACGAATGGCGGGTTGTAGCGCGTTATATACAATGTCCTTAGCGCTCTCTTTAGGGACCCACTTGAACTGCGTCACTTTGGTCATAACCATTTCTTTGAAGGCCCCCGCAAAACGGGGTACTGCCTTTGGGTTAACGAGTTTCGCTAGTCCGTAGGCGTCTACTGGTGATTGCGCGGCAGGCGTACCGGTCATCATCCAAAGCCAAGTTGTTGGTTTAATTATAGAATTAAGAATCTTCCAGCGTTTCGCTTGTGGGTTCTTGTAGTGGGTAGCTTCGTCCGCAATGATAAGATCGAACCCGCCTTCTGCTATTACGTCTCGTACAATCTCCACACCGTCGTAGTTTATAATTACATACTCAGCGTTACCGTTAATTATCTCTTCGCGTTTCTTCTTAGCTCCGTGCGCTATGTCTACCCTGCGGTGCATAGCAAAAGAGAATAGGTCAGCGCGCCATGCTGAATCCATAATCGACAGCGGGCATATTATAAGAACACGTTTTACTAACCCCACAGTCATCAGAAAATCCGACGCCCATATAGAGCTAGCAGTTTTGCCTGTACCCTGCTCATTAAAGCAGAAGGCTCGTTGGTTCATCGTCAGAAATGCAGCGGTAGTTTTTTGATGTTCGAAAGGTTTAAACTTCCCCGCCCAATCGTATCGGCCTAGTATCGGTGACGGCACATTCTTTACTCCTAAGTTCTTTAGTACCCGTGCTTCTTCTAATCCCCACTTAACTAACACTTCGTTATTACCCAAGTACTTACTGCGGGGTATGGCTGTTGTTATTTGCGTTGGGTTACGCACTTTAAGTCGCAATGCTTTGTTGTCTACTACCTGCATCAGTTTCTCCAGAGGACAAGAAATAGAGAGAAACCGCTGTGTGCTTCTCCCTAACTACTTCTTGTATTGTTTTACTACTTACTTTTAGTTTTACTCTTAGTTTTCTTTTTTGCTGCTTGTCCGTTACGGCTACGGTTCTTACTAGAGCTTTCTATCTTATAGCCGTCTTTATTAGTACCACCTTTACTCAACATCTTGTTGTGGCTAATATCTTTGCCTTCCCGCTTATCTGCCTTACCGTTTTTGTTTTTGTCTGCCCCAGTCTTATCTACTGCTCGTCTGGCGCGTTGCCTCTCCATTCGGTCGGCGTGTTCGCCCCGTTCTTTCTGTTGCTCATACTCTTTCTTGTATGGGCGAGGCTTATTTTTGTAAGGCATTGTGGGACCTCCTAGCCATGCGGCTCTGCATCGTCAGCGTAATCAGTACGCTTCTTGTAAGTAAGTAAGTCTTTCTCTTTCTGAGTAGTCGCATTACCTACAAAATCAGAGAAGCTAACATAGGTTATATCTTTATCATCTTTGTCGATAGGTTGTCCGCGATAAGACCACACATGCGATGGTGCAGTGACCTTGCCTTCTATGAAATCCCTACCGTAGCTACTTATTATCCACACGCCAGACTCTTGTTCACGTCTACCCACAAGCCCCCAGTACCTAAGTTTCTGGAAATTAGAGCGGGGTATGTAGTCCAGTTGCAGCGCGTTGAGGTGGGCACTACCTCCTACGTCATACAGCCTCTTAAGAGAGATAACTAGACCAACATTTAGTTTATGTCTGTAGTCTACCATCTTTGCGCCGCAGCTATCACACGTCTTTGGTTGTTCTTCTAACCCTTGGAAATCGTTCATTATTTTTATCTCCGCCCATTATGTGGGCATTCTAGTACTATACAATGCGCCCTACACAATCCCGTAGGACGCGGGTTCCAAACGTCTACTTCGTAGGCTTTCGCCATCTTGGCGTAGTCGGCCAACCACTTCTGCCATAACTCCGATTCTTGCTCTATGGTGTAAGTGTCCTTGATAAACGCGTTACAGACTACGAACAACAAGCCGCCTTTAATGGTTTTAACCTCGGGAAAATGCTTGAACATGGCCAAAGCCATTAGTTCTAACTGTCCCTTATCGGCGTACTTCGCAGACTTACCCGTTTTATAATCTATTACTTTTGCCGTACCGGCTTCTCTGTCTAAGATGGCAAGGTCAACTACCCCTCTCCACCACACGTTCTTATCGAAGAAACCGCACGGCTCTAAGTCTGCCGTCAGCCCCATCTTGTACTCGCATAGCTTGTCGCCTTTCGAGTTCTTTAACTTATCTAGCGCACGTAACGCGTAATCGAACCTTGCCTCTAAGGCTACATCGTCTCGTATGTACTCCTCTGCGGCTTTGTGAAACTCGTTGCCGTAGAGTATCGCGTCGGTGTTAAAGTCTTCTTGGTAATCCTTAGCTACCTTTGTGTGGTAGTACTTCTTGGGACATTGTTCGAAAGTTTTTATGCTGCTGAAGGACCATGTGGGTTGAGCCATTCGGTACATTCTCCGTAGTTCTTTCCAGTTTCCACGTCACCACGCACCGGAAGGCCCTTTGCCCACTCAGGAGTGTGTCGCATACAGGAGTCGACGTAAGCCGCAGCTTTGTCAAGCTCTTTATCTGGAACAGAGCATACCACAGAATCGTGTACTGTTAATAACACACGGTACTTCTTTGAAATCATTAACATCTGTTCTGCCATAATACATCTGGCTATCGCTTGGCATACGTTCTCCACAACCTTACCGCCGTAGATACGTACGTCTCCTCTACGTGTTTTGTAGAAATACTCTAACCCCTTCTCACCCTCTTCAGCTTTCAAGTTGTCGTAGCGCATCATCAACCCGTTAGGTAACTGTATACCGTTTTGATTAGGTACTACTTGTAGCACCCCGCTAAGTCCTATTGCGTACGCATCACCCTGCCTCATACCTTCTAGGGCTACTTGGCATTCTCTCCACAACTTAGTTATAGAACTGTTCGTCTGCCTGTATATCTTAATAATACGTGCGGCTTCTTCTTGCTCCATGTCTACGCCGAAACTTTGTAGCTGCTCTTTGAACCGCACCGCCCCCATACCGTAACCGCATCCTAGGATTGTAGTTTTACCAATGAAGCGTTCAGCGGCAGATATGTCCTCTTCTTTCTTACCGTAGATGGAACCTGCCATCTTCTTATACACATCCTCCCCATTCTCGAACGCCCTAACTAGATCAACTTGTTGGGATAACCAAGCTAACACCCGGGCCTCTATCTGCGCAGAGTCAGCTTCTATTATGGAGTAGCCTTCGGGCGCGCAAATACTAGACTTAAGTACCTTTGCATTCGGGCCGCGTGATGGTAGGTTTTGTAGGTTTATCTTATCGGAACCGCCCCACCGTCCGGTGTGTGCAGCGTAGTATTTAATAGGAACTGGCATCTTGCCGCGAGAGGCAACCTCTATAAACCGTTGGGTACGTGTCTCTTCTAGCGTGCTTTTAAATCCGATGC